CTGCGCCTTGATCCACAGCAAATGATTTGGTGGGATCAATTGGCTGAGTTTTTTCGTATGGCTTGGTATACGTTCCCGATGCCTTCCTTAATTCTGCCGCCTGTGTTGGGGCGGCATCATACGGTCCAGCATTTTCCATAGAACGATACTTTGGGGCAACGTAATTTGGATCAGCAACATATTGTGGTTCTGTGGCAGCTTTAACCACCGCTTCTGCCTTTGGTGCAATATATTCATCTGCGCTTTTTACTGCGCTTGAAATAGTGCTGCCTAACTGCTGCAAGGGAGTTTTGAATCTGCTTTCAACAACAGGTGCTGTGGTTGTTGGTTTATTTTTTGAAACCTGTGCATTGTCGTCTGGTTCATCCCAGCTATGAACAACAGGCGCTTCATCAACAGATATGCCAGTGCCTGTTTGAGCATGGATACGACCGCCCTTAGCTGAAGGAAGAACGCCCTTTGCCGCCAAAGCTTGGAGTTGTGGACCAAGAACGCCAGCGCCGGAACCAGAATAGTCCTGTGCTTGTTGTTCAATGTCCGTTTCAGTTGGCATCCCATATTGCATATGAAATGGCTCATACCCGCCAGCAGCATAATGATGCGGCTTAATACGACCACCACGTTTTTCTGAAGAACTGGAGTCATTGGTTCTTGCATCACCAAAGCCACCTTGATCATTTGAATTGTCAGAATTATCAGGCGCTGGCGGACCCGCTGGTTCGCTATAAATATTGGCGCGATCACTTGACGTATCCCGTGCAGGGGCAGCTCCCGCGTCAGGAAGGCCAAGACTATAACCTGCATTGCCCAGACCCTTGCCGTCAGGAGCCATTCCGGCGACCCCCGGAACGCCACTTGCACCTTGTATGTCAGCCAACCCTTTGGAGTATTCAGGGTTAGAAGGAGGCGAAGGCGGATTAGCTGGATCAAAAGTTTGAGAGGGAGTTGGAATAGCGCCCTTTGAATAAGCGTTTTGCGCCGCATTCATATAATCGGAAACAGTAGCATCCATTGGCAAGCCAAATCGGTTGCTTGTAAAATTCCGACCAAGAACATCAACGGCCAAAGCATTTGGATCGGCATTTTTCAATGCGTTAAATCCACCTAAACCTTGATTATAAGCAAGACCAATACTTCCAACGGTTGCCTTATTGCCTTGAGCATTTGCAATATCTGCGGAATATTGAGCAGCAGAAGTTAACGCCGCAATTGGATCAAATGGATTTTGCAAACCATATTTTTGAGCAGTCGGGTCTTGAAATTGCATTAACCCTTTAGAAGTTCCCGATGGGTTAGAAATGTTTGGATTATATGTTCCGCCAGTTTCAACATTTGCAATTCCAGCCAACGTCCCTTCCGGCAAACTATATTGCACTTCAAGATCATGTGCTATTTTTGCATAATCTCCTGTAAATCCTGTTGAACGGGAACCTACTGAACCTGATGGCATAAAACCGCCATATCCTTCACCTGCCGTTTTAGCAGCGGGAAGGTCTGCGCCGTTATCCGTTGGTGTGCCATAAAATCCTGCACGTTCGTCAATTGGTCTGTCTGGATTTTCAATGCCAATTGTTCTTGCACCACTTACGCCAGATGCAGCCGGGTCAGAACTCATTGAAGATACAACGCCTGTATAATTTGGATCATATGGGGTTGTATTTACGTTTTTTTCATTTGGATTGTAATTTCCTAATGCGGAACCAGCTAAAGCGCCAAGGGGGCCACCAAACAATCCACCTAAAATACCGCCAATTATACCACCGCCGGGTATTGCTCCTGAATTAAATGTATTGCCCGGTCCGCCACCAGCGTCATATGGGCCGTAACCACCGCCACCAACGGGACCATTGCTGCTCGTAAAGTCTGGAGAATAATCAGCATTACGAGCCGTAATTGCGGCATTTCCTTCGCCGCCGCCACCACCACCCGGTGTTCCTACTACTCCAGAAGCGTCCGCTACTGGGGCATTTACCTTAGCGGCTGCCGGAGCATTGGCCGTGGCTGCTGTCTTTTCCCAAGGAGGGGTAGCACCTTGAAATGACTGCTGATATCTACGATACAATTGTTGCAGAACATCATACGGAGCGCCCGCAGCGACTGCATTATTGTAATCATTATATGCTTGAGTTACGGGGCTTACGGGAACTGCACCCGCATCTGCATAACCAGTACGGCCACCAGACGCCCGTTCAACACGTCCACCATCTTTTAAGCCAAAGAGACTTCCAAAACCGGAAGTAAGCGCACCAATGCCAGCCGATGCCGCAGAATATGGATTAGAAGCGGAAACCGCTCCGGGGTTGGAAAGCCCACCAAGTATGGACAGACCACCTAAAAGGCCGCCAGCATTGCTGACAGTAGGTGAATAGCCAGTTGTCGTCCCGCCCATTGCAGGAGCAGCACCTGATGCCAAGCCAGCGTAGTAGCTGAGTTGTTGGTAAGGGAATGCCTGTTGGTTCATATACTGCTGATAAGCAGTCGATAGACCAGCCTGTTGTTGCTGCTGTTCTGCCGTACCGTATCCGTACTGAGCGTTAGCTTGTTGCAGGGCGGCTTGCTGACCCTGTGTGCCAAGGTTTGCAAGGTTGAGACCTGCATTGGTCATCAAATTGCGATTCTGCAACTGAGTAGCAAGGTCCGTTTGCTGTTGCTGATTGAACTGCTGTTGTGCTTGGTTGTAACCCTGACCAAGAAGGTTGGCAATCGTTGCATTGTTTGCCAAGCCCTGTTGGCGGGCCAATTCAGCCTGTGCAATACCAGCACGGTCGCCACCAAATGCGCCCCGTTGGATTGCATTGCCCAACACTTGTTGCTGTTGTTGGGCATTGGTTTGGTTGATGTTGGCAACTGCTGAACCCACCACATCATTAAGATATGGATTCATGTATTGATTGACAGCGCCCTGCGAAAACTGCTGCATTTGTAATGGGCTGGCCGCAGCGCCTACTAAATTAGTTGCTGCTCCAAAATTAGGAGCCGTATAGCCCCGCAAACCAGCGATAGATTGACCTGCCTGAGCCTGATTAGGCGTCATAGGGGCAAGCAACCCTGCATTGTAATTAGAGTACTGTGCCGCAGTGTCTGGGGTATATTGCGGGTATGGTTGATTAGACTGCGTTGCTGCGCGGCCAAGAATGTCCGTTACGGCGTTCTTTACAGCCTCTGGCGGCTGATACGTCGTCGAAGCCTGTGAACCAAATAATCCTTGGCATAATGAGCCCATAGCCTAAATCCTACTGTACATGGTTATCAGGTTTTTCATTCACATGATTGTAAATGAAGAACGCGCCAGCTTTACTCATTTGACGTTCCAACAGTTTGATTTTTGCTTCTGTCCGAACGTTGGAAACAATACCCATCAAAAGGGGAATACCCACTTGATCAGAATAGTTTTTGGCAAAAGAAATTAATGATTTTGCCCTTGTAGAACGACGATATTTAGGTGCGACAAAGTTAAAAACGTCGTTTAAACACCAAGTTTTAGCGTACCAAAGTTTGTCAATAACAAGACAAACAGCCGCCTCTAAACCCTCTTCGCCGTCGATAACGCCAATGATGCCATTTTTGCCACTTAATACGTTGGTTACCATGTCTCTAACGGCATCATAGTCCATTTCAAATAGACCATTTTCTTCGTGCATCAAAGCAAGAAGAATCATTATGTTATCAGCATCTTCAACAGTGGCTAATCTGACCGGATAATCCATCAATCTCTCCTTGGTCCGGGCAACTTGCTAAGAGTTTTAACAAGATGCTTACGGACGCCTTTTACGAAATTGTCCAGATAATCGTGGCCCCTATCCATATTGCCATTACCTAATTTTTTAACGACATCAGGGTGAATGACGTATTCGCCGCCAGCAGCGACAATAGGAACTGGACGGTATTTTCCAGATAAAACTGGACCACCATCAGCAGCCGCCTTTTGCGGCGCGTTGATTTGCCCTAAATTTTGACTGCTTCCAAACATTTTTTGCATAGAGCCGTACTGACCCAAACTTGGCTGAGAAACTTGTGCAAATTTAGGGGCTTTTGCACTTACACCAAATGGACCACTGCTAAACATATTGTTGATCAACTTAGTGCCAGCAAGCGTATTGCCTTCGCCCAATCCGGAAACAATATCGGCTGGTAACACATATGAACCTTCAAGCACGTTCATAGGAATATGATCAGTACGCCCGCCAACTGCCATAGTAATAGGACCAACATGGCAAGGGGTCGCCTTTTCACGGGCAATTTTATCAGCCTGTCCAGCCGCTCCGCCAGAAGCCATTTCAGGCGTGTATGTAAGTGGGTTTTTGCCCGGTGTCTCATATGCACCCCGAATAAATCTTTCCCCGCCAGACATGTCAGCAGGTTCCCAAATACGTGCAACATAATCTGGATTTAGGTTGGACGTATCCGCGCCTACGCCAATGCGGCGCATTGATCCGCCACCTTCTCTTCCATGAGATGGTTCAGTATAGTAAATAGCCTGTTGGAGTGGGCGACCCGGAAACAATTTACGGGCTTCGCCCAAAGACCCCGGACGCATATCGTTGGGATCATTGTTAAGAAATTCACCCGTATCACCAGCTTCTTTAGATGCGGGTAAATCAGGTTGGCTTTGAGATTGTGCCGACATGTGGGCGCGGCCCTTAGATGCGGCGGCATCTTTGGGGATAATAGGCGAGGTCATATGCGCCCGACCCGTGGATGGAATCATGCCACTGGTAATTAAGGGAGCGTTGTCGGAGCCGCCACCCTCATCCGGACGCGGGGGATAAGGACGTGCAGACGGGTCTAATGCCCTTACAGCCCGTGGATCAGCAAGCTGCGAACCGCCGGATGGCTGTGTTGTTTGCGTTCCGTCATCATCTAAACCAAGCATTGTGCGCTGCAATGGGTCAGTAACTTGTTGCGATGCCCTGTTTGTCATAAAAGACGGCATAGGCACATTTGCCTCTGGCGGCGTATACATTGGTGGGCTGGACTGACGCTGCGGGTAAACAGGCATCGATGACCTATCGCCTACGCTGGGCTGGTCAGAAAATATTTGCTGATCTGGGTATTGTTGGGAAGACGCATAAAGGCCAGCGCCGTAACCTCTTGAACCATACGTTTGGTTAATATTCCTATTAATTTTTACTGCATTTGTAGGAGAGTAACCAGAATAATCTAATCCATTGCCATAATTTTCATTATTTGGCGGCATTCTTCCATATGGTCCAAACCCGGTTTGAGCCGCACCCGTATGGTCAGGATATCGTTGTATCCGGTTAAGATTAGGGGCTACCGCAGCAGGTCGAACAGTCTGCGCTGGAGTAGTGCCAAATTTGCGGAAATAATTCCGCATATCTAATTCTTTGTGAACTGGGCCGGGACCGGGGTTAGGAGCAAATCCTAAGCTATTGAAAATATTTTGATATAACTTAGGAAGCGATGGAAGGTATGAACCTCCACCTGTCATATCATCATCATTGCTATATGGGTCGCTCATTGCCGCCTCCGTAATTCCATAGAATTACACTAAAATTTAAAATTTCGATAGTCCTGTTAGGTGTATGTCAAGGAAACAATTGACCCTGTTCCCGTCACAATTGTAAGCCCCGTCGCAAACGGTATCTGTATTTGGTATATGCCAATACCCAAAGTGGATGGGATAGCGTAAATTCTATTACCCGAAAGAAGGGTGGAATTGTTGGTATCGTAAATATACCCAGTAGTAGACCCGGCTGCTATAACAGAGATTGTTGCCAACCAGCCGGAGGACGATTTAATGATTTGAGTCGTAGCGGCTGCTATTTCCTTGGTATTCTTGGAACCATAATACCCCGTCCGCAAACCATCGTAGTTTGCTATGGAATTGAGAGCCACAACACCATTCTTTTGGGCGGACAAAATATCGTCTAAGGAAGCCATTAGTATTTCCCATCAGGTGCTGCGCGGTAGCGTATGCCGCCAAGCCGCCAGAATGTGCCTACGTCATTAGATGATATGTTAATTGCTATCAAACGCGCCCTAATACGGACGGATATGTATTCAGTGGCTTGCGTCATAGGATACGGCCCGTAAACTATTGGGGTGTCTCCCGGATAGTTTGTCGCATAAAACGTCATATTGACCGTAGCATTATTGGTTCCGGAATACGTACCCCACTTCATGTCCGGCCAAATTTGGTCAACAAACATAATATTATCAGCGTTAGCTATCTCAAAATAGCCCGTTTGCATGGTGGAGTTCATAGCCACCGCCTGAGTACCATTGGCGGCGTCATTGCCTATTTCATGTTGATAAAGGTAATTATCAGTTCCAGAACCAATGGGAGGCCCAAGCACAGATTGATCAATCCAAGCAGTACGACCCAAAGAGCCAAAGTCCCATTGGTTGAGAACCGTATTGTATTTAACATATGAATCATTTTCACCATTTGCGCTGTTGGTGGAAGGATAATACCACGTAATTTCATTGAATTGAGAGTTAACTCCGCAACGGATATGTTGCGTATACGGAATCCCGTTTGCATCATTTCCTGTTTTTAAATTTTGATAAATCACATCCCAAACTGGACAAGGCATAGGTTGAGGACCTTGACCAGCGTTCATGAAGAATTGTTTTTGGGACATCCAATAAACGGTATTATTTAACTGACCAACGCATTTACGACTAATCGCACCGCAATTTGCCCCAATTTTGTTAAATCCGTACACCAATGGCGCACCGATATATTGCATCGCCCAAAGGTCCAAATCCGTCCAAATCAAACCCTGTTGCGCGGCCTGAACACAGGTTACAATTTTAGAACCCGTAGGAATCCGGTAGCTACCCGCTTGATTCTGGGCAGTTCCAATCCAAACCGTACTATCGGAAACATCTGACCAACGAATAAGAAGAGGGTCTTGTTGGAGCGTAAAAGACGATCCCCAAGCTACCACCTGCCGTTGTGGCATAGCGACAAATACGCCATCATTAACTAATGGAGCCTGTGAACTAACCAACTGTGCGGATGCTACGCCAGAATTAATGGTGTAAGAATAGATTGCGCCACCAGCGGGACAAGCAATCAAGTTCTGTCCAAAATTGTCCAAAGACCAATCTGAAGCGGTAATAGGCGTTCCCGGTGCAGCCGTGGATGACGTTCCAAGGCCATACCCGCCAACACCATAACCACCTACGCCGTACCCCGTACCAATAGGTTGGGCGCTGACTGCGTTATAATAATTTATGCTTGCTTGCCCTGAATTAATGGGAACTGGGCCAGCCGTTGATGTGGCGGTATTACCTACGGAAAATGTGAATGTATTGGCATCCGTTACGGATAAAACGGTGTACAGGCCATAAACAACCAAGCCACCTACGGACGTGGATACGCCTACATAAAATTGACTACCCGCAGAATAACCGTGGTTAGCAAATAGGCAAGTTACAACCTGTGATCCGGAGGATGTAGAAAATTGATATACAGACCCGCCGTAAGCCGTAATCGTCGTAGACCCAGCAGACTGACTAATGCTTGTTGTCCAACTTGCTCCCGCCCCCGCCGTAAGGGTTGTGCCAGTTGTTACGCCAGTGCCAGACAGGGATTGGCCGATGACCAATGTGCCGCTGGTAACGGAAGTTACGGATAATGTTGTGCTGGAAATAGACCCAACAATAACTGCTTTAGAAACCGTAAACGTTGCTGGAGATGCAGCGGTAATCGTGTAAGTCGTCCCCGCAACGGAAGTAATAAGATAAGGACCCGTAAGAACAATCCCGCCCACAGACACCGGGGTAATAAATTCAACGTAATCCAATGTTGAGGCAGTTAAGTTTGGATCAATAACCGTAACCGTTGTAGACCCAACAGTCGTAGAAAAATTAGGCGCAATATTATCCGCATAAATAAGAGGGGTAATATCTTGCAAATTTCCGCTGGTCAGAAGTGCCAATTCAGATGTGCAGCCAATAGCCAAATGGTTTACGCCATTGAGATCAGCGTAACCTTTTAGGGCGCGGACGGTGGAAGTTAATGGTGCGTTATAATACGCTACCCATCCGCCCAACTTCTGTGGCAAACCAAGCTGATTCCTGTCTGGAAGGAACCGAATAAGGTTGGTTGATGACAACGCCGCTTCGTTCAAAACCGGGGTTTTGATTACATCAACGCCCGGAATGAGTTTCAGGGTACTCCGTGCCATAGGTTAATTCCTTGGCGGTGTAGCAATAGGCGACGGTGACTGTGACCCCCAAGCGGCGGATTGGAACTTTTTACGATACTCTTCCACCATAGCACCCTTCAACAGAGCCTGATATTGCTGTTCCCAGTTTACAGGCATTTGTTGATCAGCACCAGTAGAAGAGAAGTTACGCTGATAGCCGCCAACGTAAATCATAGATGCAGCAATAAAAATATCAGGAAGATACGTGGATATGAAAGTGGAGTTATTGCCGTTTGTAGCGGTTCCGATGGATGTCGGATTACCCAACGCAGACGGCAATGTAATCGTAATGGTAGTTGTACCAGTTACTGTACATGTGTACGGGCCATTATAAGTGGATGGCGCAAAATTGTTCAGGTAAACCGTATTGCCCGTCGTCAACCCATGAGCCGACGAAAAGGTAATTGTGGCGGTTGTAGATGGTGCGGATACGGTAGAAATAGCGGGCAAGAACCCAAGCGGGGCAGAATGAACCGTTCCCGTTAAAGTTAGTGGATAAGATGCGTTAGGATACGGCCCAAGAAGAATGTACTGGCTTGTGTTTCCAGTCGTGGCCGAATCACCGCCATACACAGCAAAGACACTTGGAACCCCTGAACTGGCCGTACTATTATATACGGATTGGATATATTCCTTAGCCACTGGCGTCAATGGATAGTTTACACCACTGTTATTTACCTGAATCGTCTGCAACGTAATGAACGCCGCCGTAGGTATTGTGACCAGATTGCTGCCGGAAGTGGTAGTGTACGATGTTGAGTCGTACACTTGTGTTGACAAGAAATCGATATCCCGTTGCATACGCAATTGGGCATAATTGATTGCTTGCGGCAAAATGGTCAAGAAGTTGGTATCAGTCGTGGGAACAACCGCCAAAGTAGATATTTGGTTAAGGTAATCCGTGTAATTCACGACTGCCTACTTTCATTACTGGGCGGGCTGTTCGTCCGTAGGTGCTGCTTCAACAACTGGAGCAGCGGCAGCAGCCTGAATCTGAGGCTTTGCCTGACCGTGAAGAAGATTAATCAAGTCAGCAACTTCAGCATACACGCCAGCGCCAAGATGCTTCAGCATGGTATTAACATGAGCAACAGTAAGTTTAAGTTCTAATTCAAGGTTTTCCATTTATCCTCACACAACAGTCCAGTTTGATGTTCCAGAAACCGTCACCGTCACCCCGTTGGCGATGCTGATCGGCCCTCCAGTTAAAGCATTTTGTGACGCCGGAATAGTGTAACTACTTGTAACTGTTTGATTATTAAGGTAAAAAATACCGTTAACAGCACCAGCAGATACAACCAATCCGTCGTTGGAATAGTATATACCATTACCATCAGAATATACACCAACACTATAACCCTGTGTGATTGTAACAGAATTTGTACCGGAACCAGCGGATGCAGCCGTAACAGTATACGGGCCGTTAACGTCGTTACTGGTTGAATTAGTTACAATCCATTGGCCGCCTTCAGCAGGGAACGTAAGTGTAATATTGGCGGATAATTGGCCCGTAAGCAAAATACGCATATTCTGACACTGGCTGGATGTCAGGGTAACGTTAGAATTTGTTAACGCAACGGAGGTCGTATTACCAAAGGCGGCATCAATTGTCGTGAAGTTAGCATTGAGTGGGATATCCCACGTCGGCGACGTTTGATTGTAGGATGGAAGCGTAAGTTGTTTATTGGTGGTTGTCGTTGACATTACTTATCCACCTTCTGTTCAAGCCTATCAAATATCTTAGTCAACATGGCTTCAATGCGGTTTAAGTGGGCCGTTAGATCATCCTTGCTGACGTATTTTGTTGGCAGATCAACCCGTATGTCATTTATCATTTGGCGGTCACGTTTTTGCTCATTGACGATTTGAGTATAGAAATACCCTACCGCAGCAAACCCCGCCGTAATAAAAATATTAGCAATTTGCTGCCAGTCCAAAGCCATTAGGTAAATTCCCAAATACGAATCATACCAGTTGCACCTGCCGCAGAATTACCACTACCGCCACCAGAACCACCACCATAACTCATGCCAAAGAAACTTGGGCCACCCGCTCCAAAGGCTGTAACATAAGTAGGTGTTGTCGCTTGGAAACCAAAACCATTAGCGCCTGATGCGCCAGTGCTATTTATGTCACCATTTGTTG